GTGACGTACCCTGCATTGTCAACAGTTATATCGAGCCGATTGCTGGCGTCGTACCGCAATGAGGTGTTTATCGCACCTGTCGTGGTGACTATAAAGGCGTTTGTGGTAGAGCCCGCCGCAATCGTGGTGGAGGCGGCTGTCGTGGTGGACGCGGCTGCCACAAGGTAAGCCAACTCTCCCCAGGCCGAGCCCGAGTCCACATAGGCCCTCAGCCCGTCGGTCGTGATCCAGACGCGCTGCGCGGTCCCGGCGGCAGGGCGCGAGCCCAGCACCGAACTCTGCACATGAATCGTGGCGTCGGCGTCGTGGGCGTTGAGCGCCGCTCCCACCGCGTTGTCGTTCGCCAGCACCACAGCGGCGTCGGAAAGTGTGGCGTTAACCGGGGTGGTGAAGGTAGCGGCTTGATGCTGCGAGACGGTGCCAGCCATCAGAATCTCCTCGTCATATCAAAGGCTTGGGCTTCCAAGCGGGCGCAAACGCTCTCGACAGAGCCCGAGTCCGAAAAGGTGAAGTCGGCGTAGTTGCCTCGGCCATGAACCTGCACTCGCTGCGCGTCGCTGCCCGCTCCTCCCCAAATGAAAGTGCCCCAAGTGCCGGAGCCCCAAATGGGATAGTTGGAGGCCGAAAGAGTTTTGCTGCCCGCCCCCGTGCCGGTACTCCACTCGACTGCGGCGTTGGCGCTACCGCGGAGGTTCGACTGCACATAGGCGAAGCGCAGGGACTTTTCGGAGATCGGATCGCCGAAATAGAAGCGGTGAGCTTGCGCGGCGAGAGTGTAGGAGCTGCCCCCAGTACCGTCGGAGAGAACGTCGTCGAGGTAGATTGAGGGGGCGTCTCCGCGCCTCACAAACCCATCCGAGCCGCCCCACAGCCAGATCGGCGCGGAGGTGGCGTCGAGTGTGCTCCACATCGAATGCGTCACCTTCGACGTGAACTTACCCGTCCAGGGGCCGCTCCAGGCGTCGAGGCGGTAGTTATAGGCATAGATGCCGATGTCCGGGAGGTAGAAGAGCACCTCGCGCCGCGCTCTGTTGTGAACCGAGAAAGCGCGAGGGAACTTCGTCTGGTCGAGGCCCGCGATGACGGACTCGATTTTTTGTGAGATGCGCTCGACGCCGGATTCGGTGATGCGGTAAATGCCACGGTCGGAGAGGATATAGCCAAAGTTCTCTACTGCAATGCCGGTGCGGGGAGCGAGGGTGCCCACATCAGTGCTTACTCCCTGAGTGCCACCGTCGATGTTAATGTCGTCCTGGCTCCAGCCGGTGAAGCGGGAGATGCCTGCGCGGTGCAGTAGCAGCAGACTCGACCCTAGCGGGAGGAGCCCAGTGAGGTCTTGCTGCGCGAAGGTACGCACGATGGCGACGCCGCCTCCCGAACCCGCATTGCCGAGAGTGTCGCCGTTAGAGAGCGCACTCCAGTAGAGGCTCTGAGGAGCGGCGGAGGCCCCGCAGCCGAAGAGACGCAGGTTGTAGACCGCAATCTGCGTTACGGCTGGCGTGCCAGCGATGTTGTTTGTGAAGGTGGTGCCGTCCCATTTGTTGAGGAGCCCGCCGTCGGCGATGTAGCAGGCTTCGGCAGCGGTCTCGTAGAAGGCGGCGAAAGAAGGAACGGCGATGGTGGAGACAGAACCCGCCTCCGCATTCCACGTCATGGGGATGGCGTAGGTGCCGGTATTGAGGACGCCATTTGAGATGGCTAGTTGCTGCACCGTGGAGCCGTATTGCCAAGAGTAGCCTCCACGCACGATGTTGCCGCTGCCAATGGCAGAGGCGTGCGTGCGCTGGGTGCCGAGGCGCCTTGTGATGGCGCCAAACTCCGTCAGGCGCCCTTCAGAGGCGCGGCGGCATTCGTTCTCGGCGAGTTCCGAATCGTCGGCGGTGGTGTTTAAGCCACCGGCCCAGTTGGGTTGAGCGTCAGCTACTATAGGTCGAGGCACGCAAACTCCTGCTATTCGTCCTCTGCTGCTTCGGGGCAGAACTTGTCATAGAGAGTCAAGTGCTGCATCGTGAGTTTACCCGCAGCACTGGCGTTCTTGAGCTGCGTCGCTATCACTTTCTGTTCTTTGGGGGTTAACTCGATCTGCGCCCCCGCATCGTTCTCGGGCTTCCACGTCAGCCTCGGCCCTTCCTGCTTGAATTCCAGCGTCTCAAGCTCGGCATCGGTGAAGCCGATCTTGGACTGAAGGGAGCGCGCGAGGCGCAGCAGTGTCACATCGCCCTCGACGGGGCCGAGAATGTTCAGCAGCAGCACCCGCTCCAGCGTTTTCAGTTCCATACTTCCTCCATTGGAAGAGAGAGAGTGCCGGGAGCCCTCTGCTCCCGGCTCTCGTTTCCTAAAGCGTCGTCTCCACGATTTCAAGGCTGACGCGCACTACCCACTGCTTGTTGCTGGCTGGTCCGCTCTCAAAGCACGTCTCAGCCCCCGGCCCGGTGGTTTGAACCTTGAGGTGGCTCGGAAAGTTCAGCGTCACTTCGGCCGCGCCGAACTTCAGCACATGGGCCGAAATGGTGTTGGCTAGAAGAAACAACTCAGGCATAGCGCCTCCTTAGCCTCAGACCACCGTGTTATACAGCGGGAGGTAATAGGGCGTCCCGTTGAAGACGCAGGTGATGCGGGCGTCGCACAAAATGTCGGCCTCGCCTGAACCCTTCAGGCTACCCGTCGCGGCGGTGTCGCCCGTGGCCCCAGCGAAGTTGAACAGGTTGGTGAAGCCGTTCGCCGAGGTATGGCTGATACGGAAGACTTCCTTCACAGCCGCCATTGCCGACAGGTCGGTGCTACGAACCAAGATGCCAGTGGTGATGGGCGAGGCGCCTTCAACCGAGAGGTTCACGTCGATGCCAATAGCCTCGGTCGAAATCGTGCCGTAGTCCTCGACCCGAATCCGAACGCCACACATAATCCCGGTCGTCTTGCCCGAGTCGGTGCGGCAGTTGAAGCTGGCTCCCTCAACCCACGAGGCGTTAGTGCCGCTGTTGCGGCCCTGCACGTCAATGCCTCGCACCGCGCCCTCTTCAGATGCGTTGGCGGCGCTATTGCGCGCGAGGGCCTTAATGGCGCAGTCCGGGTTTCCATCCCACGTCACGCTCTGCCCACTTGCACGAGCGACCGAACAGTTGATGCCACCCTGCCGGTAGCCCGCGCCCGCGAGAGGCGCCACGTCGATGTCAAGACCTTGGGCGCTGTCGCCTCCGACTGTGCTGAAGACGAGCTTGACCCGCTGGAGGCCTACGTCGAACAGCGCGTAGTTGAGCGTGTCCCCCAGGAAAACCTTGAAGTCCATATCGGTGGTGCCGTCGCCAACGATAATGGCTCCGGTGTCGTCCGCCACGGGCTTCACCGTGAGATTGGTGGCGTCCCACTTCATCACCACATCGTTGCCAGTGCCGAACGTCAGCGTGGCGTTGTCGGCGTAGGCAACAGAGGGAAATGCGTCGTTGAGCATCGAGGCCAAAATGGCGTAAACATGATGTTCGTAGTCAATCGCTGTTGAGAGTGTGTAACCCAGCGCGATTGATTTGTTAAGCAACGCCGACCTGGCGGCCTCGTTGGTGGCGTATGCGGCGGTACCAAAAGCAGACATTTGAGACTCCTAGGAGTTAGTGCTTCTTTTTGTGTTTCTTGAGCTTGCGCTTCTTCGAGGCTTTCTCGGGAAGCTCAGTCATGTGGCGGCCGTGCATCTTCGAGACGATCTCGGCGGCGACCTTGTGAGGCATGGTGCTGCTGAGGCCCTGAAGGACGGCGTGAGCGAGGCGAACTTGGGAGCGCGAGTCGGGCACTGCTACTCCTCAGCCCGCCCAGTCCGAAGCGGCATCGTCGAACCTGATGAAGTGAGGTTTTGGTCCGAACCTCGATAGGTCAGAGAGCATGTCATTGCGAATCTCGCTGGCGAGCGCGCGAAGTTCGGCGGCAGCTTGCGTCTCGCTCCCACCCTTGGCGAGCAGGAGTCCCGCGCTCTCCAAAATCAGCAACTCCTCATAGCCATCGGGAAAGGTGACGGTGACGGAGTCGGCGGTGAGGGCGTCGGGACGCTGGGGAAGGTGAGTGACCCAAATGGCGTCTGCTGCCTTGGAAGCTTGAATGGGCAGCGCCACAAGGGAGTCCATCTCGCGCCAGTAAACCTTGAGGTCGAGGTCTAGGGATTCGGCCATTGTGTAGTCAATAGGCGACACTTCCACATAGGGGGTGTCGTCGATCACCACAGAGCGAATCCTGAAGAGGCGCTGAAGGGTGTCGCCGGAGCCCGAGTTGAGGTCCGAGAGGGCGTAGCGCCCCGAAGCATTGCTCGTCGGGGTGCGCGTCCCAATCCGCACACTGGGGGCGTGAGTGAGAATCGTGCGCCACTCGCGGTCGAAGACGTGCGAGAGGATCGGGTCGATTTCACCGCCCGTGCCAGGGGTGGCGTCCCACCTGGAAGAAGAGGTGGCGTCCATGCGCTGGGCGATGCGGGTGCGGTACTGGGCTCGCGTAAGGCTCATTTAGTCGTCCGAGAGAACTAGGGGCTTGGACTTTTTGAGCGGGGGGTTATGCATGTAGAACCTAGGTGCAGTCTTGCCCTCGGCGCGGAACAGGGTGGGGGCATTGGCGGCGATTAGCTCATCGGCCAACTCCATCACTTCCTGCTTGGCGGCGTTGGTTATCTGCTTGTTGTAGAGGTGGACGCGCTCTAAGCACTTTTTGATGTCGTCGCGCGTGTTGGCGCAGGCTTTGAAGGAGCGCACCACGTAGGAGTAGGCTTCGTCGGCGCCACAGTCTGGGGGGAGGAAGGTGAGAATGTCGTAGAGGCAGTCGCCCCCGAGTTCTCCTTTCTTCACCAGAATCCTTCGGGGCTCGTCGTAGGCCCAGTCGTAGGTGAGAGCCCAGCGTCCGACCAGAGGCAGCCACACGAGACCGAGTCTGTCGTCGATCTCGTGCAGCTGCTCCAACATGCCAGCGGGCGCGAAAGGTGAGCCTGTGGTGGTGATTAGCATGGGCCCCACGACACGAGGCTACCTTTGGGGTGCAAGCGATCCGAAGAGCGCATCGGCTTGCGATGCTCGCTCTTGGCGCTGCCCGGCTGGGCCTTTCGGGTGGGCTTAGACTTCTTCTTTGGCATTACTCCACCAGCTCCAACTCCACGAGGAACACGAGCCCAACGGGCTGTGTGTTGATGGCGGCGCTGTTATTCACGACGCTGAAGTAGACGTTGTCAACGGCAGCGAAGGTGCGCTGGGCTTCGGTGAGACCCGCGACGGGAACGAAGGGAGCGGTGTAACTGGCGGAGGCGGCCTCAAGATCGAGTGCGTCTGTGAGCGTGGTGGAGGTCGAGCCCCCAACCATCTTCTTGACGTAGGCCAGCACCGTGCCATCCGCATCTGCTGCCAGCGTGCGCTGAAGGCAGGTGGCGCGAGCAAAGCGGCACCGCCCCGGCAGAGGCAGGATGAAGTTGACTGTGGCGTTAGCCGTCAAGGGGTCAACGCCCGCCTGAAACTCCAGCACCACCGGCTGCACACCGTAGCGCCCCGGCTTGGGCTTGAAATAGTTCGTAGGCATTTGAGACTCTTTCGAAACTGCACGCTACCGTCCGCGTGCCGGACCTGCCTAAGCAGGGGCCACAGGAGTGCGACCCCTGCCGGGCATTCGTGCTAATTAAGCGACGTGCGAATAACGCTCGGTGTCTGTATAGCCTAGAATCAGACCGTGCGAGTTACGCTGCACACAGCCGAAATTCCAGTAGGCACCGAAGTTGACCTGGAACGCATCGCGCCCACTGATGAAGCGCCACGCTCCCGAGTCCTCGAACTGCACCTTCACCCAGTCCTGCCTGTCAACCCAAGTGAGGGACGGCAGGTGGACGAGGTAGATCGTGCCCTTCGGGCACCAGTAGTCGGACACAAGCGGGATGCCGTTGAGGTTGATGGCCTTGAAGCCACCCTTCAGCGTCATCTCACCCATTTCCCACTTCCGCTGGCCGAAGAAACTCTCGGCGATCTTCCGCTCGATGCCCGGAGTGGACATCAGGAGGAATTCGCCTGCCTTCGCCTTCGCGTCCTTCCCACTCTTGCCCGCAACCAGAGTCGCCAGCTTCCACACGTCGAACTCGGTGGGCTGGGCGGCATCATCGGTGTCGGTGCCTGCCGTCAACTGGGTGGCGTCCCACCGCGCGTAGGAAGCCGCAGTGATGCCCTCGAAGCTGTCGTAGGTCGAGCCGTCACGGTTAAGAATGTTGGTGAGGCCGTTCGGGTAGTTATTGAAGCTGGTGTCGGACGCGGTGCAGGGAACGATGGCGTCGCCCACATCCGTGCCCGCAATGGCGTCGTGCGTGATGGTGCAAGAGTCGCCGGAGTTTGACACCGCCGAAATTGTGCCGCGCCCGAGCACCGTCACGAACGAATCGGTGGCGTCGAGAATGGCGATATACATTCCGATGTCAAGCAGCAACCCGCCCTGTCCGGCACCAGAGATGCCGTAAGGGGACTGCACAACGCTGACTGTGGTGCTGGTGGCGGTGGTGATTAGGGCCTTAATCCCCCTACCATCACCGTGCAGCACTTCCTGCTGGCCGAGCTGGGCCGCATCCATCGCCTCTGTCACGATCTTCCGCGCCAGTGGAATGAAGGCTGCTTCCTTCGACTCCGTACCCGCGACGGCGAGTTTGTCGATCTCTCGCGTCACGTAGGTACGCTTGATGCCCAGCGTCGCCTGCTTCTCGACCGCTGCTGCCGACGGGGGAAAGTAGCCGATCTGGGATGCCGTCATGCCGACCGGCCGAGTGAGAACCACGGGGAAATACACGCCGTTCCCACCCCACTGCATGCGCTCCGGGCCACCGGCCCGGCCCTTCTTGACGCTCGCCAGAAGCGGAGTGAGCTTCGGGAAGGCGTTGATTCGGAACCCTTCGTAGACGTTTTTCAGAACGCCCGAGATGTCCGAATCGGTAATCATAGTAACAGCCATTTGAGGCTAGTCCTTACAGAGAGAGGTTACTCGCTGGCGGTTGGCAATGCGTCGTGGAGCCAGTCGGCAGCGGTTTCGTAGACTTTGGGCTTCTGCGGCTCGCGAACCAGAGGAGAGGAGGAAGAGGAAGAGGGAGCGACCGCACGGGCGAGCTTGCGCTTCGCCAGGGCCGCTTCTGTTTGGGCCGCTACCACCTTGGCCTTCCCTGCCCCATCACCTTCTTTCTCCTTCATTTCGCGCAGTGCGTGCGTGTCACGAGCCCACTCAGCGAGGTCGTTCTCGACGAGGTACTGCACTTCGGGCAGCCTCTCGACCGGCACAGCTCCGCGTACCATAAGGGGCGCGGTTAGCATGGTGTAGCGGCCGACGAGTTCCTCTTGGGTGAGAGTGGGATGCGACGTTAGAAGGGAGCTGACTCTGGGCACGAGCACTTGAGCCGCGAATTGGGCGCGGGTGTTGTCCTGCGACGCTACCACCTGCCGTTCGCGTTCGGTCCTGAGTTCGCCTTCCGCCCGGCGGGCACGCTCTTCCGGGCTATTGGAGAGGGAGTAGTTGTCACGGGCTGCCTCAGAAAAAACGGGGTCCGTGAAGACTCGTCCCATGTAAGCTTCGTACTCTTCTATCTGACTCCTGAGAGCCTGATTCTCTTGCTGGGTTGCGGCCACAAACCTCTTGGCCCCCAACACCTGCGCCTCACGCTCTTGGTTTGAGACGCCCATCTGGGCGAGCAGCACCACCTTTTCGAGCGGAACGTCCTCGTAATGCTTTCCCGCCGCTTTGAAGGAGAAGCGCAGCTCCTGCGGAACTTCAATCTCCCCTTCCCCGTCCCTTACAGAGAACTTGGTGAGGGGGGGTTTGACTGGTTCGGGCTCGGGAAGGGCCGGAGGAGTCTCCTTTGGAACCTGAGTTTCGGGAGCCGACGTGGGCTCTTTTTGCGCGGGTGGCGCTTCCTCAGTCGGAGGGGCTGCCTCCGGCTCCGGCTCCGGTGTGGGCTGAGGCGGGGTGTCGAGCTGAATTCCCACCGCCGCGGCGAACTCGTCGAGGTCGGCGTTCGCGAAGTCAGCAGCGGTCTTCTCGGGTGGAAGCTCCGTTGGGGTGGTGGTGCGGAATGGGGCTGTCATGTTACCTTCAGAAGCACGACTCTTCCCACAAGAGTCTAGTGCTGTTGACGGGCGTCGAAACTGCGCGCTGCGGTGCCAACGTCAGTGTTGCCCGGCGGCGTTGCGACGGAGGGATTGGTGCTCATAAGGGGCTGCTGTTGCGGTGTCATACCGGCGGCGCCCGCAAAGGTGTTCTGGGACTGCTTACCGTTAGGCCCCGAGGGGGGAGACGGGGGCTGCTGGGGGAGAACTCCCTGCTTCATCATGGACTGTTGAGCAAGCATCTGCCAGCGCTGAATAGCCATCTGGCGGAGCTGCGGGGGAGTGTCGTCGGGAAGAATGAGTTCGCGCTGGAGCACGTCTTGGTGGATAGCTTCGTCATCGACCCAGAGGATTTCAGGCCACTGCCCCAAGCGCAGGGCTTCCACCACTCGCCGGGCCCGCGCTTCCTGATCGGTGTCGGGCGAGGAGAGGGAGCCGACGAAGGCGAAGGGGACACGGCGGCGGTATTCGGCAATGCCAAGGAGGCCCTTCTGGAAGAGGTCGTCGAGCAGGAAGAGCCGCAGGGCGCGCGGCATCGGCATCATGGTTTCGGGGTCGATGAAGACATCGCAGACGCCGTCAAAGTCGTCGGAGGAAAGGGCGCGTGCGAGGTCGGGCCTCGACTTGCCCTCCACGGCGAGAGTGCGGGGGATGTCGTAGCCCCACTTCATTATAGAGAGAGTGATTTTGGCCCAGTCCGTCATGGCGCGGGCGGCGGCATTCACCATCGGGGCGAACATACGCTCTAGCTGCTCACGAATGGCGAGAATCGCGCGCCCGGACTGGTCGGGGCTGAAGCTTCCCCGCATGGCATCGTTGTGGCCGCTCAAATCCTCGAAGTTTTTCTTTTCGATGGCGAAAAGCTCCTTGGCATCGGCCGCGAGGGACATGCCCTCCAGCGGCCTAACGGAGTTCTGCACCCCACCCAAGCCTCTCACCGACACCACCGAGAGCGAGCTTCCTACAAGAGTCTCCCCCACGATGCTGTTTTCGGTGGCGAGCAGCTTGGGACCAGCGTTCCCACGAATGTTCTCGACCCACTTGGACTTGAGCGCATTGATACGCATTTGCGCGTCGATCCAATCATCCATCACGGGCTGCGGGAAGAAGGAGGGATCGGAGCTGCCGTCGGTGAATCTCACCATCGGCACGACGCCGAACAGGAGGCCCGAGGGTCCGAACACCACCTTGTCGCCTATGACTATGAGCGTTAGGCCTTTTTCCAGGTACTCGGAGGGCTCGCAGTAAACGGTGATGCGGTCGATGCGCTCTTGCCCCAACAGCAACTCTTCCTCGCCGGGGAGACCGAAGCCGAGCCGCGAAGCGCGCAAGTTAGATAGGCCGAGGCCGGAGTCTATTTCCGACGCCGCCTCTCCCACATCCTTAGCCACTTCGATCCCATATTCGCGAATCGCTTCTGCCTTGGGCATCAGCTCCTTGATGACCCAATACCAGGGCTTCTTGGTGGCGGTGGCACCCGCCGAAACGCGAACCTGCTCGATTCTCCTGCACCTGTGCGAGACGTCGCCGAGGCGGAACTTCTTCTGCGCCTGCTGCGGCATTCCCGCCCCGGGCATTCCGCCCTGCGGGGGCTCTACTCCCTTGGGCTGCACGTTCCCCTGCTGATCGACTTGAACCTCGTGCCAAGGGCCGCGTTCGGGGTCCCAGAAAAGTTCCCAGAAAGAGACCCCATCTGTGCCTGCCCAGTATTCGTTTTCGCGCATCGCCTCCGGCATCTCTTGCTGATCAATCTGGTAGTCGAGCGCGAACTGCTGTGCCTCCGCCTTCTTCACATCCTCGGGATCCTGAGTGGCGGGACGGGTGCGGGGGCCTGGGCGCTGTTCCGACACGATCTGCACTCTCATGTCGAGCGCGGGGGCGATCATGTTGCACACAACCCTCGCGGAGTCTCGCGGCCGGGGGGGCTCGCGCCACGGCCCGAACATTCCCTTCGAGGAAACCCACTGGTGGCCGCGCCTGAACAGGCGGTTGCGTTCCACGAGATGCAGTTTTGCCGTCATTGAGGCGCTGTGACGCTGCCAAAGCGCCCGCGCCCACCCCACCCAGTCTTCCTCTTGGGGAGCGCCCTTGAGCAGAGGGAATTCGTCGCCATAGAGGGTGGAGAGCGCGTGCTCCACTTCAGGGTCGCGGATGTCGCCGAGCCCCATGTCCTGTTCCAGCTCTTGGCGCGAGTCCCGCTCCTCGGAGAGAGCGGGAAAAGGAATTCCCGCGCGCAGCGCGTCGAGACCCTCTTCGGGCGCGAGGCGGGGGTCGAGGAGTTTTAGGTTGGGAACGGCCATTTAGGAAGTCTCTTGAATCTGCACTTGCTCCGTCACTGCGAGCGCCATGCGAACCCTGTCCCAGTTGTCGTACTTGCTATAGAGTTCGTAGCATCTGTCCAGCACATCGTCCCGCGCCCACTCGGCGTCGAAGCCCGCCGCGTACTGCAAGAGGTCGGGGGGAAGAGGGTCGGATTTGTGCTCTTGAGGGGAGGGAACGCGACGCTCGATCAGGTCGAGCACGCGGGCGAGGAGACGCTCGGCGCGGAGGCCTGCCACCACCAGAAAGGCGAGACAGAGAATGACACTAGCGAATAGCGCCAAGGGGGTTACTCGTGCGTGGTGAAGCCCTTGAGGACGGCCGTGGCACGGGTGGTGCCGCCGACGGCTGGAATGGTAAGGGTGATGGCTTCGTTGACGCCGCCGGTGAGGGGGCGAGTGTAGCCCTCGACAATGGGTGAGAAGGCACTCGCCGGAATCTCGAACTGGTCGAGCACCGTGGAGGCGGTGTCGAGATGAGCCGCCACCGTGGCGGAGGGAGCGGCGGAGCACGAGATTGTGATTCCCGTGATGAAGTGGCGTTTGTTGGCGCCGGGCGCGGCCTTTGTGGCGACGCAGGCGGTGTTGTTGGCTACGGTCGCCACCACTGTCCAGTCGGCGGCGCTGCCAAGCAGCTTGTTGTAGTCGGGCATGCGAACTCCTATGGGTTCGGTTGAAGTCAAATCACCTTCAAGAGTCTAGTGCTGTTGATGGGCGGGGCTGCTGTTATTGTAGTGCCGCCCGCGCGCCGCAAAGCCCTGCTCCAGCGACCGCACTCCCCAGCGTCACCGCCAAGTGGTCCCGCAGGCCGATGCCATAGCCGACTCTGCCCCAGCGTGAGCGTTCAGTGAGGGCGACACCAAGCTCGAATGCCGCACTGGCGACCTGCACTCGGAGCGCGGCCCTGAGCGCCGTCCGCACGCAGGACTCTTTGCCCGCTCGCCGGTCGAGGGCAAAAGAGAGCACAGTGAGGCCAGAGCCACTGAGGGCGTGGGCCAGTTTGTCGCAGGCCCGCACCGAGACGACCCCAGGCACCCCAATGTGTTGCTGCTGGGAGCATGGCCCGGCGAACTGAAAAGTGCGGTCAGGGTCGTAGGGCACCCCGGCGGCGGGACCGCCAAAGAGCAGCGAGGCCGTCGCCAACAGGTAGAGGAGAGTCTCGTTCACTAGGGTAGCCTCTTCAGGGTAAGCTCTTTTTGAAGGGGCTCAGGACGAGATTTGCCACGAAACCTCAACCTGTGGACTTCGGCCCAATACACAGAGCGCCAGTCTCGGTAGG